GGTCGCTATACGCAACACCTACCGCTTGAGTATTTGGCATATTAGTTCCTTAAAAAATAGGGGCTGAAGCCCCCATTAGGTTTACATCAAAAATGCCGAATAAGCTGCGTCGCCGGTCTTCACAAAACGGTACGTATACGCACCAAAACGTGGGACAGTAACAGAGCCAAAGATCGTAATACCAGTTCCTGTGGTAACAGGGACGGTAGACGATGCGCCGGTATTGTTGTTGTTGCAAATCGTCAAGCTAAAAGCTGAACCAACTTTTGCACTTGGAATAGCTGCGTCAAGCAAAGTCGCCGTGGGCAACGTCACAGTCAACGTAGCATCCGATGCTTTTGCACAAACAACCAAACCAACCGCCACTTGAGCAGCAGTCAGGGTGGTGTCTGCGGTCAAGGTGGTAGGGATGGTTTGTACGGTCAGTTGGGCTTCTGTAAGATTGCCGTCACCAACTTGGTAACCGCCTGCGCCATTAGGTAAAGTAGCCATGATAATTTTCCTTAAAAAGATTTTAAAACTGAAGGGGCCGAAGCCCCATTCAAATTAGCCCCACATGCGCACGCCCATTTGTGGACGAATCACGTTGAAACCGTACAAAACGTCAATACGGCAAGGCAGGCGGTCGTTGTTGATATCGTACTGGCGCACAACACGCAAGCTGATACCGTTGTGGACAGCGCGAGCAGCCATGTCAACGCCTTGTGGCAACAGCAAGTCAGCAGTTGCAAAGGTGATGGCATCTTTGTGGTAGACCAAGTTTTGTGGGTACTGAGTTGAAGCAGCGCCGACAAACACAACCGCCGCGCTGTTAGTAGGCAGAGTGTCTACAGTTGCCAGAGCGTTAGCGGCCGAGTAGATAGGAGCCACGGTCACAGTGATAGCAGTGCTGACAGCAGTAGCGTCAGCAACAGCCACAAACTGGAACAAAGAACCAGTTGACTCACGGGTCTGTGGGTTCACAGAGTAAACGTTAGCAATAGTGAATACATCACCTTGCTTAACTGTCACGCCAGAACCAACGGTCATCGCAATGGTAGTTGCGCCTTCAGCGGTCACAGCAGCGGAAGTTGTACCGCCAGTAGCAGCACGCGAACCAGTTGTGAACTGCTTGATCGACTGAGACATGTTGATCTCGTCAAAACCCAACACGCCAACGCCCATCATGCCATTTTTGAATTGGCGGCTGATAGTGTCAGTAGGGTTAAACAGACCTTTCAAGCCTTCAACCAAACCAGCGTTAGCGGCAGGGTTAACGGTAGCGTAACGCGGGTTCATCACGGCAGCGTTCTCGTTCAGCTTCTGCTGGGCTTGCAACAGCACCAAAGAAGTGGCGGGAGTGGTGCCAGGTGTACCAACGGTGTTACCGATGTACTTGTAGCTGTTAGCAACGTCAGCGTCAATGCTGGAGGCCAACTGGCTAATACGTGGCTTCAAGACACGCTCAGCAAAGTCGTCCAACTGCATGGTCAATTCAGCAGATGTGAAGTTGACACCGATGTGCTTTTGGCTGGCAACGGTCAAAGTGGTGAACTGTTCGTTGTCGTCTTGAACTTGCAGGGCTGCACCGTCAGTTACCAGAGCGCGGTCGGGCAAACGGATACGCAAAGTTGAACCGATTTTTGCACCATTGACAGCAAAGCTGTCATCGTACTGGCGGTTCACGTTACGGGTGATCACAAGGTTGTTCTCGAGAATTTCGAGACTTTTTCTTGTGATCATGTCGATGGTCAGAATACTGTTAGACATTTCAAATTCCTAAAAAAGTTTAGCGGTTCTGCGTTTCCCACTTCTTTTGCTGGCGTCTGCGTTCAGCTTCAATCCACTGCGAGTCCGTCATGGTCTTGGTAGACCGTGGGTCCGTAGTGTCATAAGCTGGCGCTCCAGAGGAGCGTGCAGTCACCGGCGAAATTGGCGCTGGTGCAGAAGTTGTTTTTTTGACCGGGGGCGCTGAAACCAATTTGGCTTCAATTTTCCCAATCTCTTTCGCCTGACCGAGTGGCGTCATGCGTGAGATACGGTCCGCTTCCTTTGGGTTTGAGCCGAGATAGTACGCTAACTCAGGCCCAATCTCAGAAGACTGGATCGCTTCAGCCATCACGTTCGTGACTGGAAGTTTGGGGTTGTAGGCAACTTGTTCAAAGTCGTCGTATTTACTCCGCGCTTCTTCCTCAAGATCGTGGTAGCTCTCAAGAACTTGCGACTGCTGCTTGGCAGCTTCACGCTTGGCGATCAGTTCTTCGGCTTTCTGGAGGGCCAGTGCTTGCGCATAGGCTTCAGTAGACTCAAACTGGTCAGCGGATGCTGACGGAGCTGCTTGTAGCGTTTGTTGTTCAGACTGACGCTGCGCTTGTTCTCGTTCCCACTTACGTTGCTCTCTTGCGAGGCGTTTGCCGATGGCAGCGTCAAGTTCCTCTTGCGAGAATGTCTTGGTTGGCTGTTGTTCAGCTACTTCCGGCGTACTTTCAACAACTTCAGGTGTGGCCGTCACATCCGTGGTTGGCGCGGAGTCTACTTCCGCTAGGGCTTGGACTTCTTCAGTCATTTAAACGAATCCTAAGATTCCTCGGTCAACCTGGCCGATACGGTGTTTTCAGCATTATGCTGGAATTTCTAATGTTTGTCGCGCTGCTTTTTGGGCGGCTTGATAGGTTGCAATCACTTCAGCGGTATGCACCAAAGCACAGACAGATTGTACTTTGGCATCTTCTGAGCTGTAGTCATCCCCAGGATGAAAATATTTGCCCTTAACTTGGTCTGCAAATGGTTTTCCATTTTCAAGAACAGTTACCACATAGCGCACAGCAATAGTGTGGTCGGCCAATACTTCAATGCGGTCAACAAAAGTTTGTTTTTCAAACATAATAATCCTTTATGTATCAAATGTAATAACTAATAGAAAAAATTAAATCACCCGACGCAGGCACGTTAAGCGTTACCGTATTACCGGTTGATGCTGAAATGCCTGCCCATGCTACAACTCCGCTAGAGGCAATTGAAAATCCAATCGCGCTACCAACACCTGTTCCGGTAAATGTGCTACCAACAGAACCAACAGATGCTGAAAAATTATCGTTGGCAGGAGGTAAAGCTGATGGAAGCGTTATTTGTAATTGACCTGTGCCCGTTGCTCCGGTCCAAGTTATACGAGTCCAAACTGTTACTTGATTGCCAACTTTCATCCATGTGCCAGACTGCTGTGAATATGTTGCAGTACCGACTGTAGAGGCTCCTTGCACCACAGGACTGTAAGTTCCATTTGTATTAACATCAGTAATAACACCTTTGTTATTAAAACCGTATTTTAGTTGATCAAAACCAGATACAGTATTTAAAGTTGGCGTACCAGTTCCATTTATAAAAAAGCCACGGTATACAATTTTTGAATTACCAGAACCTGCCCAATTTTTACAATTTGAGCCAAATACTGACCAGTTATAGTTTGTTTCAACAATTGCATTATCAAATAAAACAGTTCCGGCTAATCCTATGTCAAGAATGGATTGCCCATTGACACTTGGTGTAAATAACGTACCGCGAAACGCTAACCCTGTAGTGTAATGTCCAGATGTAGCGGGAGATGAAACGGAAACACAAGAATTAAGCGTTGATGAACCATATAAATAACAATCAATAAACTCACCAATATTATCGCCAGTTTGAGTTGTAGACATTCGCACGCCTTGAAACGTGCAATTTTCCAGCAAAAAGTTTTGCGCGGTAACATTCAAAATGCCCCCAATGCTGGAGCAATCACGCATATAAATTTGCCCACCTGATCCATCGCAATCCCATGCCACAGGATTGCCAGATGTTGGTATCCTAACAACACAATGGTCAAAAGTAACTTGATTTCCATTGCGGTTCATCCACCCAGCACTAACTGAACTTGGATAATTTTGCACCCAAACATAGCTAAAATAATTTTGTAAGTCTGGCCCTATTCCAGGCTTCCAGCTAGTATCAATTCCAGATGTAATTCCAGTTTGTGAATTGCAATCAATTAAAAAATTTTGCAATATAACACCAGCAATAGACCATGCTTTAAAAACTACGCCCGAAGTGCCTGACTTAGCTTTAAAAATTGTGTTAATACCATCGCCAATTAAACCCGCTGGTGCTGTTGATTGAGAAGATACGTTTTGATTTCCAAACAAAAGATTAGTTACAATGTATGTTCCCGCTGGCGCATAAACTGTTTTTGAGTTTGATGTTGCATAAGAAAATGCGGCATTTATTGCCGTAGTATCATCAGTAGTGCCGTCACCAGTGGCCCCAAAATCCAAGACGTTTACGGTAGCGCCTTGAATCATGGAATAAGAAACTTTGGTTAATGACATATTTTTCCTTTAGACAATATAAATCATACTTCCAACAAAACGCTTGCCAGAAATATTAACATTTAAAATACTACCGCCAGGATAATAAAAAACCATCCCTGCTGAATTTACAAGCCACCAAACAATCAATGTTGTGTAGTCACTATAAGACAAAATACCTGATCCATTTTTACTTGTTGATATGGGCAACGACAAAATTGCTTGTGACGTACTTGAGGTAATGGGGTACGTTACATCAAAATAAGCAGTAATTGTTCTACCAACTCTGGTGTAATACTGAGTTCCAATTTTAGTTAAACTTAAACCAGCCCCACTTGCATCGGTAGGCGTCCAAGTACCTTCTTCATACCAGTTCAGCAACTGGCTTGTCATTCCCGCTTGTGGAGTGTTGGCGGTGAAGTTATAACCTGTTGCAGCAGTGCCTTGCACAATACCATTTGAAGTCTGTGTGCGTCCAGCAGTTAGGTTGGCCACGGAAACTTGTTTGGTCGTACTGCTTTGCACAATTGGCAAAACCTCCGTACCCGCCAACGGCGTGGTAGCAGACGTTAATTCTGATATTTTGCTGTTAGCCATTAGTTAAACATAACTTCAATTAAAGAGGTTACTGGCGGCGCTTGTGAAAATGTAAGCGTTGTACTAGTAATATCATATGTATTCTTGTTTTGGTACACGCCGTTAATATAAACAAACGTGTAATTTTCACCAAATGACGCCGCGCTCAAAGTAAATACAGTTTGTGATCCTGTACCGGTAAAATTTTGAACTTGAAAACTTTGTGCGCCAATACCTGAAATATTGTCGTATGTGGCAATCAATACATCAGTTGAATCTTTTAAAACAAATTTGTATTGTGCCGAAGTAATCCAAATCTCACCGCCTGTAGGTACTCGGCCAGCAGAATCTAAAACAATTGGGTTTGTGCGGGCAACATTGCCAACACTGGTTGTATAGCTGGCCAACGGTGTAGTTGTACCCGCAGCATAGGTGTACAGCTTACCGCCAGTCAGAACAGCGCCGGTATTGGTAAAAAACTGGGCCGCAACGCCGCCCACGGGTGAGAGGAATACGGCCATGTTTTTGTCCTTACGCGCTCAGTGCAGCGACTTTATCTTGGAATGCTTTAACCCGTGCATCAAGGGCTGCTTGATCGGCAAACAACTTGGCTTCTTTTGCATCAAGACTGTCTTGCAGACTTTGCTGGCGCACATCAAGCGCAGCGGCTGCTGCTTCACGTTTGGCCACATCAGACTCGCGGGCGGTTAAAGCAGCAGACACCGCTTTTTCTTGCGCTTCTACTTCTTTTTCTTTGGCCTTGGCCGCTTCAGAAACAGCAGTAGCTTGAGTCAATGCTTGATCGGCTTGAGCTTGCGTTGCGGCTGCACTGTCCTTGGCCTTGGCCAATTCTTCAGCGGCTTTAGCGCGGTCTGCCGCAGCATCTTGCACAGCAGACAAAGCGCCTTGGCGAACAGCCAATTCATCGCGCAGCATGGCCATAGTAGCCAAGTCAACGGGCAACTGTTTGGTGAAATACTCAACGTAGTTCAATGCGGGGGTGTCGTTAGAGACTTGCATTTTGACCTCTTAGGAATAGTAAGTGATGTTGAGCTTGGCGCTTGCAGCTTGCTCAATAAACTGGATTTGAGACAAGTCGCCGTCGTACTGCAAAGTGACGCCCGAGGCCAACGGCATACCAACAGAAGCAGTTGGGGCCACGTTATCATCACGCCAGCGCACGTTTTGGCTTTCTGGGGTGATGATGGCAATTCGGGGTGTGCCTACCAAGCCGTTAAGATCGCGCTGGGGTACGGTCAATCGGGTGGCAGCGCTCAGACTTGTGATCTGCTGATAGCCCATTACCGAGGTAATTGCTTTAAGGTTAATCGCCATTTAGAATCTCCTTCTTTCGGTAAATGACCGAAGTTTA